AGCTACGCTAATTGGGCAGTAGGTGCGCAGGTGATGATGTCACCAGCAGAGGCCAAAGTAGCAGACACCTACAGAGGATTACATTTCAAGAGTACAAGTACGATAGGCAACGGTAACTATGCAATTCATTACCCAAATCCGACAAAGTTCTCAAGGGACTGACCAGTATGGTGAGCCTATCTACGTCACCACTGAAACAGTATTAGAGGCCGCCGTAGCAGCACGAACAGGTTCAAAAACAGTAGGTGCCGCAGAAATTACAGTAACCAGCGGCCTAACTGTGTATTTTGCTTATAACACTGACATACAAAATGATGATGTTTTTGTTTATAAAGGTGAGCGCTTTGTGGTAGATGGTGAAAAATTTGATTGGGAAAACCCTTTTGGAAATTGGCAGCCAGGTACGGTTATTGACTTGCAAAGAGAGATAAATGGCTAGGGGCACAAAAATACCAGGTGGCGGTGGCGAGGTAAAACTAGACAGCCAGGGTATGCGTGACTTGCTAAAGTCAAATGAAGTGCGCGCAGAATTAGTAGGCCGTATGATGAGAGTTCAAAGCGCATTACCAGGTAGCAAATTAGTGGCTATGGAAAGCCGCACCCGTATAAGGGTAAAAGTGGAGCGTGGCAGCGACTTTGATGAAGCCAACACGGGCGAAATGTCTAGAGCTTTAGATTTAGCAGGTGGCCAGCGTGGTGACTTTAATAAGAGGCAGCTAGCAAAGCGCAGAGCAAAGCGTAAAGCAAGGGGTAACTAATGTTTGCTGGTGACGGCGTAATTTTTAGCGACATAATGGCGCACCTAGTTTCACAGATAAAAACGAAACTTACAGAGCTGGGTTATAGCGATGTGCGCGTTGGAGTAAAATCTAATGAAGATGACAGCCAGGTAATTATTCGCCGTGATGGCGGTAGCAGAGACAGTAAAACACTACAGAGTTCCGTGATAGGTATAAATATTTATGAAACAACCTACGCACGGGCAGAAGATTTGGCCTTAGTTGTAGAGGCCATATTTGATGATATGCCGGATGGAAATCCCATTGTGGCTACTTCCGTACAGTCCAGTATTCAGGATGTAACGGACCTAAAGGCAGAACGCAGATTTATGCGGTTTGCAGTGACCCACAGGGGCACAAACCTTAACTAATAGATAGGAAAAAATTATGGCATTAGACAGCGATAATGTAAGAGTTGGTGTGTCAGGTGCAGTTTATGTAGCACCCACAGATACAGCAGCGCCAACAGACAGTGGCACAGCCCTAGATGCAGGCTTTATTGACCTGGGTTATGTAAGCGCAGATGGAATCACTGAAACCATTGACCGCACAACAAACCAGATTAGAGCATGGCAGAACGGTAGCCTAGTGCGTGAGGTAACCAGTGAGGGAACCTACTCAGTAGACCTAATGTTTATTGAAACCAGCCAGGCAGTACTTGAGTTGTACTACGGTTCAACTATTACTGATGGAGAGCTAGATGGTGACCCAACTAGCACAGGTGGCCGCCAGTCATTTGTAATTGACGTAATTGATGGCGACATTGTTGAGCGTATTTACATTCCAGCTGGCGAAATTACCAGCATTGGAGAGCGCACAATTGCAACAGGTGAAGCTATTGGATACTCAGTAACCATTACAGCTTATGCAGATGTCGATTCAACCACCTTTAAGAAATTCTTTAGCCAGCTAGAGCCTGGTATCTAAAGAGATATAGAATAGCCCTGGACCGTTACAATGCGGCGGCGGTCCAGGGTTTTTATCTCAGCCGCATAAATAGTGAAAGGCCGCATTATGAGCTACACAATAGAGCACAATAAAAAGAAAATTGAATTACCAGCATTTTCTGATTTGCCTACAGGCGTAATTAGAAAAGCACGCAAACTAGATGCAGATGAGCAAATTTGGTTTGTGCTGGAAAGCATCCTAAAAGAAAAAGACTTAGATGTCTTAGATAGCATGACGGTAACAGAGTTTGCTCAGGCCATGAACGCATGGACACAGGGCGCACCAGTGGGGGAATCCTTACAGTCTGCGAAATCCTAGCAGACTATAAAGGGCCATTTATATATGACTTTAGACATCGGTTTGGTTTAGGCCTAGCTGACCTAGGGAATACGGTCCCCTGGAATGAAGTCATTTACCTAGTTAGTGTTTTGCTATCAGACCCTACTAGCTGGTTGCAAGCAGCCAAAGCAGGCTGGCAGCACCCAATAGATTATAACTGGACAATTCAAGCCGCTACCTACGATTTGCTAGCGCAAGTAAACAGCAAGCGCAAACCTAAGCCGTGGCCCAGGCCTTGGAGCGACAAAAAAGCTAAACGCAGGGGCGCAAACTACCGCAAAGACGCTAGAGAAATTTTACGCAAAGCTAAAGATGGAGAGATTGAATGGCAGAGCAAGCATACGCCTATGTAACGCTTATACCAGTTGCTAAAGGCTTTCAGCGTGAAGTCGCTAAGCAAATGGATGGCGTCGGCGGTGCAGGTGGCCAGGCTGGACAGCTTGCTGGCGGTAACTTTAACAAAAGGTTTACTCAGAGGCTAAAAGTTTTGGCTACTTCTGCAGCCGTTACCGCTGGTGCAGCCGCCGTAGGTAGGGTTATTGGTAACAGCATTGCTGAAGCTAGCGCCTTAGAAGAATCAATCAACGCTGTAAATGTTGTTTTTGAAGATTCAGCAGCAGGCATTTTAGAAATTGGTGAAGCTGCCTCAAAGTCATTAGGACTAAGCAACACAGAATTTAACGCAGCTGCCGTACAATTTTCTAGTTTTGCCCAAAAAATTGCAGGCGAGGGCGGCGATGTAGTCGGCACAATTGATGACCTAGCAACACGTGGCGCTGATTTTGCTTCTGTTATGAACTTGGAAGTATCGCAAGCGCTATCTGTTTTTCAATCTGGTTTAGCAGGTGAGACAGAGCCGCTTAAGCAATTTGGTATTGATTTATCCGCAGCGGCAGTTGAGACGTTTGCCCTAGAAAATGGCATTGTTGCAGCGGGTGAAAGCATGACTGAACAACAAAAAGTTCAGGCCCGCTATGGCGCACTTATGGAACAAACCGCAAAAACTAGCGGTGACTTTGCAAACACTAGCGGCGGTTTGGCTAACCAGCAAAGAATTTTAGGCGCAGAATTTACAAACTTGCAGGCCAGCATTGGTTCAGCTTTAGTTCCAGTAATGGAAGATTTGCTAGGCATTGTTAGAAATAATGTTTTACCCGCATTTGAAGATTTTGGTAATTGGCTAGAGTCGCCTCAAGGCGTTACAGCGGTTCAAGGGTTATCTACTGTTGTTTCAGGTTTAGCTGGGTTTTTAATTAATGTAACTGCGGCATTAGTTGAGCAATTGCCGTTACTAGGTGCTTTAGCGGCAGCCTATTTTGCAAATACTATTAGATTGGCGGCACAAACAGCAGCTACTGGTGCGGCCACAGCGGCACAACTTGCACTAAACGCAGCTATGGCCTCAAACCCTATTGGTTTACTTCTGACTGGTTTGGCACTAGCCGTAGTCGGTGTAACTGCTTTTGCTAACGCAAACAAAGATGCTACGCCCACGCAAGAGGAATTAAACCAAAGCATTGAGGATACTAAAGAAGAATTAAAGTTTTACAGGGAAGAGCAAGAAAAAAGCGCAAACAGCAGCAAGCTTTATGACAGCAAAATTAGGGAACTAGAAAAATCCCTAGATGAGCAAAGGGCAGCGCTACAGGAATCCTATAACTGGACTCAAAAACAAAAAGATGCTAGCTATGAGGCAAGAGATGCGGCACTAGCTAACAGAGTTGCCAACCAGAATTTGAAACCCTCTTTAGTTAATTCTAAAGATGGTTTTAATGATTTAGCTTTTGCGGCCATAAACGCAAAACTTGGTGTTGAAAGTTTAACAATTGCTGAAGAAGCTCAAAGGCTTATGGAGGAACAATCTAAGCTTCCTGACCATTTACACACTTACAAAAGCTATGAGCAAATTTTAGCTGAAGTAACAGCAAAGACTAGATTTCAAACACAGGCTCAAGCTGATTTTGATGAAAAAGTCAAACAAACAGCAATTGATTTGGGGCTAGTTGTACCGGGCCTTGACGACATGGAAAAAAAGACAACTAGTGCAATACAACCAGCTGAAAAATTAACTGAAGTTATCGAGCGCCAAAATGAAGCTTTAGAAAACGCAAAAACTAATTATGCTGATGCAGTAGAAACAGCGCAAAAACAATTTAAGCAAGCACAGCAGCGCATTAGTGATGACTACAACCAAACTATTGAGAGAGCCACACTACAGCGCGATAACGCAATTGCAGATGCTTTGGATGGATACACACAACGTGTAGACCAAATTAACGAAAGATTTGCACAGCGCCAGGCAGACATAGTTCAGAAGTCTATGGACCGTTTGCGTGATGTTTACCGCAATGTGACAGCAGTAGATGTAGCAGACGTTTTTGGCCAGGATGATGTAGGCGATATTGGCGGCCTAATTTCTTCACTAACAGGCAGGCTGGAAGCCTCACAGAATCTAGTAGAAAATTCTGGGGAGCTTGCAGGCGCTGGCTTTTCTCAAACTTTTATTGAGCAAGTAGTAGGTGCTGGTACAGCCGTAGGTAATGAGATGGCAAGAGCTATTCTCAACGCTACGCCAGAGCAACAACTACGCTTGCAAGAGCTATTTGCCATGATTCAGCGTGAAGCCAATACGGGCATGGATGCTTTGGCTGAAACGCTTTATGAGAAAAACGGCCTAGCCACAGAGCAACTAAATTTGCTTTATGAGAATGTTCTAATTGAGCAAACAGAAGCGCTGGCAGAGCAAGAGCAAAATTACAACGAAACCATGGCAAGCATCATGGAGCGTTTTAATGAATCTATTGCAGAGGCTAAAGAGGAACGTGATGAAGCACTAGTTGATGCAAAGCTAACATTAGAGGCAGCCCTAGTTGCAGCCAATGAGGCATTTTTAGAATCCCTTGAGGAAATAGATGAGGAATTTAAAGAAAAAATAAAGGAAATGAAATCTGAGGTTAGTAGCCTTAGTGGTGACATTTCTAGCTTGCAGGGCAAAATATCAAACTTAAGGTCAAAAGCCTCTAGCGCACTTGCAGATGCACAGGCAGCAGTCATAGCAGGTAATGCAGCACTAGGCAGCGGTGGTAGCCCAGAAGCTTTTGCAGATGGCGGCTTTGTAACAGGTCCAGTAAATGCTTTGGTAGGTGAGGCAGGCCCTGAAGTTATAATGCCGTTAGATAGGTTTGAAAGGGCTATGGGGCTAGAGAGTGACGGAGGCAAAACCCTGAACTACTACGCAGCGCCTAATGAATCTATGGACAGCGAAAGTGAACTATTTTCAGCAATGCGCAGAGCAAAGGTGGTAGCTAATTGGTAAATGTAAACTATTCACTGACAGGCGCTAACGGCGATGAAATTGAATTTGAATATTACGATTACGTTCTAAATCCAGACTTTGTTGGGCTAAACATTCCTCCCGCTCAAGTACGCATAGAGCCTAGTGCAGGTGACGGTGGTGTATTTCGCCATACTAAAAGAGGCGTAAGACAAATTGATTTGCCTATCACAGTCCTAGGTAACAACCGTGCGGATGTGCAAAACAAATTACGCAGGCTAAGCCGTTTGCTACAGGACACCACAGGGCCTACCAGACTAAACGCTAACTACACTAACGGCGAAACTCTATTTTTAGAGTGCCATTACGTAGGTGGCGCAGAGGGGCAATGGGGTAGCAATGCAGGACTTATCTGGAACCGCTGGGTGCTATCGTTTCAATGCCCCCAGCCATTCTGGGAGAGCGGCACACAGGAAACCTTTGAGATAAACACAGAGGGTACTGGTAATGGACTGTTGCCGCAGCTAACAAAACTAAAGCTACGCAGCGCATCTGTCTTTGGTGTAATAGATGTAAACAACCAAGGTGATGTGCCAGCATTTCCTATCTGGACATTTACAGGACCACTAAACAATATTCAGGTTGTTAGTGGAACACGCTCATTTAGCTTTAGCACAGACATTGCAGACGGTGAGATAATCACAGTAGACACAGAGAGCGGAACGGTGACAGACCAGAACGGTGTAAACCGCTACGCTTATTTAGGCACAGCACCTAAGCTATTTACAGTACAGCCAGGGGAATCAGGTATTACTATCAACGCAGAGCCACAGAGTGATGCAGCAGAAGTAGAGCTAACCTACTCACCACGTTTTGAGGTAGTGCACTAATGCGCCTAGAGGATTTGACAGTAGAGGTTAGGGACCCACAGCTAAACCGCATAGGCGTTATCACTCCACAGAACTTAGTAGGGGCTACGTTTGTAGCACGTTTCAACAACCTTGGTAGCTGGTCTATACAGTTGCCCTACAATGATGCTTTGGGTGAGCTGTTACGGCAGCCAGGTTATGGCATTATCGTGACAGGCCCAGGGGACCAGGTAATACTTAGCGGCCCTACTAACAGCGCAAAGCTAGAACAAAGCCAAACCAACACAGATGGTGACTGGCTCATAGAGGGCGTAACAGACAGCGTATTATTATCTGAGCGTTTGGCCTACCCTACGCCTAGCACAGATGACGTTACTGCACAGACAGATGGCAGCGATATACGCACAGGCGCAGCGGAAACGGTAATCAAGGAATACGTAGATGTAAACCTGGGACCAGGTGCAGTTACTAGCCGTGAGGTTACAGGGCTTACTATAGAAACTGATGAAACCAGAGGCAGCACCGTATTTGCCAACGCTAGATTTGACCAGGTGCAGGAACTAATTTACAACCTGGCGCAAGTGGGTGGCATTGGCTATGACCTAAAACAGGACAACGGCGGCCTAGAGTTTTCAGTATTTGTGCCAACTGACCGCAGCGACACTATCCGCATGGATATACAAAACCGTAAACTAAGCAGTTCCATTTACAAGTACGCTACGGCTAACGTAACCAGGGCCATAGTTGGTGGCCGTGGCGAGGCAGAAAACAGAATCTTTGCAGAGCGTTCAAACGCTGACAGCCTGGCGGCAGAGAGTAGTTGGAATAGGCGCATTGAGCGGTTTGTAGATGCACGCCAGTCAGAGGCCACAGATGAGCTAAACACGGCTGCGGATGAGCTGCTGGTAGATGAGGGCAAGACCATTGTAGAAATGTCTGTAACGCCGTCTGATGACCAGACAATGCTATACGGCACAGATTGGTTTCTAGGCGATAAGGTAACAGTAGTTGCTAATGATGTAGAGGCGCAGGCAGTTGTTACTGAGGTAGGCGTACAAATATCAGATGACGGTGTACGCATTGGGGCCACAGTTGGTACACCAGTTGGCATTGATTTTGAGGCAAAGCTACTAGCCAAAGTAAACACGCAAGATGCACGCATTAGTAACCTAGAGCGAGCCACTACAGGCTACGGTATAAACACTAGCTACCAGCCAGGTGGTGGAAGTAGCGGCACACAGCCAGTGTTTGACCCAGCAGACATTGTTGGTACATTTAACCGCTTTGGCAACATGGTGCACTTCCAGGTGTCTGTGGACTTTGATAACATTACTAGCTTTGGCACTGGCCGTTACTATGTAACGCTACCGTTTACGCCTAGAAAAGAATACACATTTGCTAGTGGGCATTTGACAGATGTTAGCCAAAACAAACTGTACCTAATCATTGGTTATGTGCAGGCAGACAGTAACCAGTTAGATTTGTACTATCTAGGCAGCTCAGGCATACTGGAAGATTTTACCAGTCAAAACCCAAAGGCACTAAGCACAGCAGATAGCTTTGATATATCTGGCACATTTGAGATAGAGGGATAACATGGCGTTTACCGTGAATTTATATGTAGAGGCAGGGGCAACATTTACCCGTGAGATTACCTACACAAACCCTGATGGCACTGTATTTGATTTGACAGACTACAGCGCAGAGCTACAGGTAAGAGAAACAGCAACTAGCGAAACCGCCGCAATAACAAAAACCCCTAGCATAGATGTGCAAACAGGCAAGGTTAGCTGGACCTTTACAGCCACAGAAACCAGTGGACTAACAGCAGACAAATATGTATACGCCATAGAGCTAACCAAAACAGATGGCAGCGTTATTAGATTTGTAGAGGGTGATGTAACTGTAAGCCCAGAGGTGGTGCGCTAAATGCCCATACAGATTACAGACCCTACTAACCAGGGTGGGCAGATAACTGTAGAAAAGCCTAATGAAAAGGTAAGTTTTTACAGCCCTAGCACTATCCAAGGTGAGCCAGGACCGCAAGGGGCTACAGGTCCACAGGGTCCAGCAGGTCCTACAGGCCCACAGGGATTACAGGGTGAGCAAGGCCCTAGAGGTTTCACAGGTGACACTGGCCCTAAAGGCGATAAGGGTGACAAAGGTGATACAGGTATTCAAGGCCCAGCAGGTCCACAGGGTGACACAGGACCGCAGGGGCCAATAGGCCTAACTGGACCGCAAGGCCCACAGGGGGCAACAGGTCTAACAGGTGAGGCAGGTGCCACAGGCGCACAGGGTCCTAGAGGTGACCAGGGCATACAGGGAATACAGGGACCTAAAGGCGATACAGGCACCCAGGGTGATCAAGGTGAGCGTGGACCTATTGGACCTATTGGCGTTACAGGGCCGCAGGGGCCGCAGGGCATAAAGGGTGACACTGGCGACACAGGGCCGCAGGGGCCGCAAGGTATTCAAGGCATACAGGGTGAAGTAGGCCCTACAGGACCAACAGGGCCAACGGGGCCGCAAGGCCCAGCAGGTGAGGGTGACAGTCTTACACAGCCAATAACTACGCAAGCAAGTAGCTACACCATACAGGCCAGTGACACACACGGCCTAATTAGGGTGACAGCAGCAGGCGTAACAATTACCGTGGCAGATGTTTTGGCAGTAGGTGACTGGGTAGAGGTTACACAGGACACTACAAACCCCGTAACATTTACAGCTAGTGGCGTTACCTTAGGGTCATTTCGCAATAAACTAGCTACAAACCAACAGTACGCAAAAGTAAAAATACAGTGTGTCGCTGCAGGTGAATACCGCCTGTTTGGTGATCTCGAATTTAGCAACATACTATAAGGATAGGAAGATAACATGGCGCAAACCAGTTGGCCGTTTGAGAACATTGACACCACAGAGGTGCAATTCTCACAGTGGGCAAGGCATATAAATGAGGGCATTAGGCCAGACTTTGCAAATGAGCTAGAGCCGTTTGCAGATGACAGTGGTCTAATTGTCAAAGTAAAATCTGGCCAGGCTATGGTGCGTGGGCACTACTACGCCAACACGGCAGAGGAAACCCTAACCATTACAACCCCAGATGCAACTAACCCACGCATTGACAGCGTAGTACTTGAACTGGATATTGTCGCTAATTCTATTTTGCTAAAGGTAGTAGCAGGCACACCAGCCGCAAGCCCTGTAGCACCTACACTAACGCAGTCAGAGGATGGCAATGTTTACCAGTTCCTATTGGGTAATGT